AAAGAGGGTGTCGCCGTCGCGCCATTCGCCGGCGTTACGGTCGTAGGTTCGCGGCGTCGACGCGACGGTGAAGTCGGCGACTGCGGCGCCGGACTGTGTCCAGCGCAGTTCGGGGTCAGCGGTCAGGTTACCGATGACAGTGATAACGGTGTCTCCGGCCATTACTTGTTCTCCTTCTGATCTGTCTCCACATACACACAGATGTGGACCTCGTACATCGGTACGTTCAAATGCGGTTTCGCCAGGTTCTCGACGATGACCGTATGCGGGCCGTCCAGGTATCGGTCGGAGTCGTCAGGCAGTAGCCCGGCGTCGATCATCCCGTCCATGAGCGCCTTTACCGTCGGCGCTAGATTGCTGCGATCACGCCGCCGATGGTCCGGATACGCAAATTCGATTTCCACACGGGCATGCTGCAGGCCCAGGCGGGCAACGCCCTCACCTTCCCGACCGAGTAGGTAGCCCCACTGTCGCAGCTGCTTCGTGAGCCGCGAGCGCGCAGCCCAGTGCGGCCTGTCGTTTGCGGTGAGGAGCTTGCTGCGCGTCAGCGGTAGGATGCGCGACTCCCATACGAGCGTCCAGTTCATCCCAGATCCTCCTCTTTGAGTTGCTCTCCTGGCTTCGTGTACCAGGCGAGGAAGTCCTCCTCGACGCGAATCGATAGCCTCATACTTCCGGGACGGGCGAAGATCACGTCGCCCTCGAGTGCCCAGATCGATAGGTTCTGATCGCACAGCATCACCTTCCCCTCGAACGTGAAGTTCACACGCTTTCGTGCGCGCCGGGCGATCTCGTCCGCGTTATCGCGAGTCAGGCGAACTGCGCGAACGATCGCGCGCTCCTGAAAGTCCTGGACGCCGTCGAGATCCTTGAGAGGGTCGAGGTTGCTCATGCTGCCTCCTTAATGGCGATCTTGGTGAGCTGGTAGATAGCGGCAGCGCCCTGCTGCGGGACGACGCCGTTCCCGAGGAGTCGGAGCTGCTGCTCGCGCGTCAGGCCGAGATCCTCGCCGGTCACGTGACCGTCTGGCAATCCCATGAGCCATTCGACGAACTTCGTTGAGAGGCGTGCTCGCCCCCCCTCGCGCGTCGGCGGGACAGTCGGAGCCGGAGCCGGACGACCGAGCACCTGCTCCCAGCGCGCGATCGCGGGCGCGTACATCCCAAAGTCTGTGTACTCGATCCGCGTCGCGAGCTTCGTCGCTTTCTCAGGTGGGCGCCCGCTCGTCCGAGGAAGGCCCATAATCGCGTCAGACGCAGACGGGGTCGGAAGCAGCTCGCGAGCTACCTCGTGGAGGTTCGCCCCGTAGCCAGTCGAGGATGCCGTTGCGTTCGTCGCCTGCGGGGTCGGTAGTAGGCCCCCGGTCGCCAGTAAGCCGTTCTCGACGAGGATCGCCAGGTCAGTTACCTGTGCGCGGCCTGGCTTCTTCCGCAGGTGCGCCTCGGGAGAGTTACCCGAGGGCTGCGCGACCGGCGTCGGCAGCATCTGCACTGCCTGGGACAGGCTCATGCCTGTCCCCTCCTGGTGCCGACCCGCCTTGTGGTCCGATGCGGTAGGCGTCGGGATCAGGGCACTAGGTGCTCGATCTGATCTGCGAGACTCACCGAGTGTCCCCCGGCCCGCCGCTTCTCCGGTGTCTGTGATCCCCCGCAGCTGCCAAGGTTCGCCTGCGGGGTTGCTAACAAGGAAGAGCCGCTCCCTCTGGTGAGGGGCACCGACGTCGGAAGCGCGGATAGTACACCATTGCGCGTCATACCCGATTGAGGCCAGGTCTCCGACCACACGGCCTGCCGCCCTGAGAGCAGGTCCATCTGCTCCGTCTCCCAGCAGTCGCGATTCTTGTTCCACCAGACTGAACGCTCCACTCGTTAGAGCTCCTCTCACGTTTTCCCACACGACCAGACGCGGGCGCATCGTCTTGATTGCCTCGAACATCGACTCCCAGAGACCCGAGCGTGTGCCCGAGGCCATGCCCGCACGGCGACCAGCGAGGCTCAGATCCTGACAGGGAGAGCCACCGCAGATGATGTCGACCGGCTCAACTTCCGACCAATCAACCTGCGTGATGTCGCCCAGGTTCGGGACACCAGGCCAGCGCACCTCAGCTAGACGGCACGGCCCCGGCTCGACGTCGCTCGTCCAAGCGACACGCGCATCCGGATCGAGCGCCATGCGAACAGCCATATCCAGCCCGCCATAGCCAGTAAAGAGACTCCCGATAGTCGTCATTCTGCGGCCTCGTCTCTGTCCCACATCCTGTAATAGCGATTCTCGAACTCCCTCGCACCGCGCGGGTTCGCGATCTCCAAGAGCACATCTGCATGGCAAGGCTGATCGAGCTTGCACCAGCAAGCCAGGTCCAAGCCCCACAAATTCCGGGCGGCACACGACGCTACGAACCGACCTTCTCGCGTCTGCTCGATCCACTCGCGATACCGATCGACAGCCTCCTCCGCCGACGCGACAACAAGCTCACCGCCCTCTTCAAGCTCACGCGCCGACCGGGCGACTCGGTAAGGGTTCCCATACAGGCTCCCCCTGCCCACGTACTTCGTGTGCGCGGGCATACGCCAGCCACGAGCGCGGCGGCGCTGAATCCTGATCGGGAGCCTCATCGCTGCTCCTCAGCCCAGATGCCGACCTCCACGAGCTCGGCAGGCGTATAGCCGCGCTCGCGGGTGAAGTTGATGACGGTTTGTGCGCAGGCTTTGTGGGTGAACGCTTCAATTGCGGTGGCTTCGTTTTCTGCGTCGATGGTGATGCGGACGTTTGAGCCTTTCGGCGCGAGCTGTGTGCGGCAGACGGGGCAGCGGCGGTAGGCGTGGACGGTGCGCACTGGCTTGATCTCGATCATTGGTCGGCTCCCTCAACATCGGTTAGGTCGTAGATGTGGACGCCGCAGGCCGGGCAGCGGCGCAGCGTGTGTGGAGGGCACGGCTCCTCGACGACGTCGTCAGGCTTCGAGACCTTGCCCGTGACCTTTACGAGCCGGAGCGCGTGCAGGACGGAGGGGGAGGGGCCGGAGCGGATGACGAGTCCGCGGCGCTCGACTTCCTCGACGAACGCTGCGCAGGCCGTAGCTACGATATGCGGCATGGGGAGATGTTGGTCGGTGATCTCCCACTCGATGCTCAGGAGTCCTGCGCCGCTCATTCTCCCGCCTCCTCGGTTGTGATCGCGGCGCCCTGTGCGACGTTGACGAGCTTGTCGACGGGGTCGCCGATCAGGAGCCTGATTTCGAGGGCCTCGGCGTCGTTGCCGGCGTATCGGTCCGCGATGGTGACGGCGGCGTCTGCGAGCTCGGCGGCGGCGACGGTGATCGCTTTCTGCAGCTCCTCGATACGGTCGAGGAGATACGCCATGTCAACGGCGGCGTTCTGGTCAAAGGCGGTGACCGCGTCTGTGTAGGCTTTTGCGACGGCGGCGCGGTCGGCTCCGGCGTAGCTGCGGCCCGCGAACGCGACGGCGTCCAAGCGGTCCTTGATCTCGTTGATGGTGGTCATGGTTGGTCCTTCTCTAGGGGTCTTGCCCTGCGCGCTCGTGGCGCGGGCTTCGTGCCCGCCCGGGACTCGCACCCGGGGGTCTGCTGGTCGGGCTGCGCGGTCTTACTGCCGGTCCCGCCCTGTTTTCTTGGCGGCGGGCGGCCTCCCCGTGGCCGCGCTCATCGGGGAGCAGACGGGGCACTAATCGACGTCGTCGATGTACTCGTACTCGCCGTTATTGAGCTTCTCGCAGGCTTCCTGAGCCTTATCGACGATCTCCTGGTAGATGTCCCGCTTCGCGCTGATCGCTTCGCGAGCGAGGCGGCGGGCGTTCACATCGTGCAGCTTCTGCGTGAGCTCCAGATCCTCATCCGCAGCGAGGACAGCCTCCTGAGCATCCCAGCGGATCAACTTCGCCTGCTCGGCATCGAGGTAGACGGCAACGTGCGCGACCTTCATGATTCGTCCTTGCTCACTCCTGAGACCGCAACTGATGCCCGCATGGCGTCGGCCATCAGCGCGGTACTGCGGGCAAGTGTCCCGGTACTCTGCAAGCCCTGATTGCTCTTCTCACCCATGATCGCGAACGTCAGAGCGTTGCCGACCCTGAGATACGAGTCCGCGAGCGCGCGGTCCCCTCTGTTGGTGGTCCCGCCGATTTCTGCGGTCTCGTCTGAGAGCAGTGCATTGAAGGCTGCGGTGCCGGCGCGCTCTGCTAGCAGGACCGCTGCGATTGCTGCGTCGACCTGATTAAGTTCGACAGTGATCGTGTTCTTGAACCTCATAGTCCTTCTCTTTTCTTAGCGGTGGGTGTTAGCGATGTCCTGCATGACGGGCACCGTCGCGGCGAGCCGCTTTGCTACGGCTTCGCGCTCGTCGTTTGCGACCAGGGCCTCGTCCAGGGCTTCGATGATCTCCGTCATCCTGTCGTGCTCCTTGCTGAGCACTGCCTTTGCGGCGCGGATCGCCACGTCGGTGTGGAGCCTCTCGACTTCCTCGTGGTCGATCTCAGCGTGAAGGCTTTCCTCCTTGAGGAAGTTGCGCAGCCACCCGAGGTCGTCGAGCTCGAGGGTCAGTGTCACCGGAGTTGTGAGGTGCTTTGCGTTCATCGGGCGGTCTCCTCTTCGTGCTTACGGCCTTCGAGCAGTCGGAGGATGACGAGGCCGACGCCGATTCCGAAGGCGATGATTCCGACTGCGAGTACAAGGCCGTCCGTGGTCGCGCCGGTCTTAGCGAGGCGCTCCTGCGGGGCGGCGGTCGGCGCGGGCTTCGGCTGCTCGACTGTGGGAGTCGAGGTCGGTTCAGGCTTCGGCGCGGTCGTAGGAGTAGGCATTGGGGACGGCGCAGACTGCGGCTCATCCGAAGGAGTCGGAACCGGGGTCGGCTTCGGCGAAGGCTTCGGGAGAGGAGACGGGACCGGCGCCGGGGTCGGCATGCTCGCGTCAGGCGTGGGGACCGGCGCAGGCTTCGGCTTGGTCTTACCGTCGCCGTCCGTACCGCCCGAGGCCTTGATCGTCGCGGTCGCCTCAAGGCTTGTGCCGTTGATTGTCGCGCGGTTCGTGTAAGCCGTCTGGCCCTCGACGTGAGGGGTCGCCGCCGGGTAGGCGACGCAGACCAGCGAGCCTGCGGGCGGCGTGAACATCAGCGTGTGCGCGGACTCGTCGAGCGTGCCGTCGGTCCAGGTCGTCGTCGACGGTGCCCCGGTCGGCCCGCGC